AAATGGCAGATGCCGATCAACAGTGGATGATGCGTCAAGATGAGCCGGATGTTTCCCCTGCTCTTCAAGTAGAACAAGCACGGTCTCTTACTTCGCAAGAACTTGCGGATGTTGCAAGAGATGAAATGATTATGCGACGTCAAACGCTTCAAGAACGGGGCTTGCGTCCTGGCACCTCACGATTTGAGCGGGCACTTGCAGCGGATTGGGCAAACAAACCCAACTTAGTCCCTGGTAGTCAAAAATTTAATGAGAATATTTCCCTTCCTTCAACTATTCGCAAAGCTGTAGATGCCGCTAGTATTCAAGAAGTAGCAGCAGAAGACTACATCCCTGGCTTGACAGGTCTTCCCCCTGAACGCACTTTGATTAATATCGGTCCTGATGCACAGATTGAAAAAACGGCAGCAGGTACCGCAATTCGTGGGGCATCAGCAACACTGAATGAGGCATTACCAAAACGCAGCTTACGTCAGTTGTTAGGTGAGGAAATGGGACCTGACATCCCTGGATCGCAGCGTGTTCGTGGGGCCATGGCTGGAGACATTCCAGAATCACAGTTATCAAAACAAGAAATTACTTATAGTTTTCTTAATCAAGCGCAGGAACCAGAAATTCCTGGCGGCTCTGCAGGTATTGGCGTTTACGGAGTAGAGCCTGGTTATGTCCCTGGGGCAATGAGCAAAGCAACAGGTGACTACTCTGCAGCATCTTCACGCAAACCTACTTATGTACCAGGGTGGCTTGCTAAACGCGAAGCAACTCCTTTTGCAAGTGTTACTAGTCAAGGATTGAAAAATGCTTTAGGCAAGGCAAACAAAGGTGGTACTCTAGCTATACAAAACGAATTAAATCGTCGTCAAGTAAATCGTGAGGGTGTTGCCATTAGTGAAGCGTTTCGTCGAGCTAGAATCGAGGGACGTGATCCCCAAGAGTTTCTTAATAGAGCCATGGCACAGCAAGGCATTTCAGCCATTGGTTCAGCCTCTCCTCTCCGTTATAAATAATTATGGCTGACGACAAAAAGAAAAAAGAAAAAAAGTGGATTCAATCTACTGATATGAAAGAGGGTGCGTTTACTGCTAAGGCAAAACGCAAAGGAATCACTTCTGCTCAGCTTCAGGAGAATGTCTTGAGTAATCCAGAAAAGTATGACGAGACAACTCAGAAGCAAGCCAACTTGCGTAAGACCCTAGTAGGATTGCACCATAAGAAAAAAGCAAAGAAAGCTGAGGATTGATGGCACAAGACGCACGCCTTGATCTTGGTCGCTACGTATCAAATCCTTTTAACAGGCAAGGTCAAGTAAGTAAAAAACTTGACTTTCATGATTTGTTTGCGTCTAAACCTGCAACAGGTGATTACCCCTGGAACCCATCAAGATTTAGTGAGCGCGACTTAATGAAGCGGATGATGACTCGTAAAGAGACATTAAACCCTGCCTTGAATTTTGTTGGTAATGCACCTTTTTTTGATGGTAACGAAAATGGGGTAACACCTGAGTATGAACTATTTGAAGGACTTGGTCGGTTTAACAGGCCAGAAGACTATGACTTTGATGAAGGTCGTGGTAAAACTGCACAGCGTCCTCAAGAGCAACCGGATTTTAACCCTCAGTGGATGGAAGCTTACAAACTTAGTCCCACAATAAATCCTGGCAAGATGGCAAAAAATCCAATGCCACGTTTGAGGAACCCAGATCCACAAGGGTATCTTATGGCAATGGCTGAGAAACGGGCGGAGAATGAAGTGGAAGATAAACCATCAATTTCTCAACTACTTGATCGTCAAGGTTTAATTAAAGCGCAACAAGCAGAAGCAGAAGAAAAGCAAGGCGAACAGACGGCTAACATTAATGAAACAGAAACAAATGTTTCCCCTGGTAAAACCATAAGCTAAGACCAGATAAAATAAACAGATAGAGAATAGATAAAATGCCGGTCCCCAAGGGTCTTCTTCAGCGGCTTTCTCAATACGCTGGAAAAAATAAAGACATTGTCGGGAACGTTGCTACCGGCAGTGCGTTGACTGGAGCTTTTGGTTTGCTAACTGGTGGGCCTAAAGCTGCGGCTGCTTATGGAGCAGCTGATTTTTTAGCAGCTTACCCAGCAACATTACTTGCTCGTAAACTTGGTTCAAAAATTACCAAACCTGTATTGGGTATTACTCCAAAAACATTACAGGGTGGTTTAGAGACCGTTGCTAATTTAGGTGCGTCTATTGTTTCTCCACTTGCTGTAGATGCATTGATAGGTAAAACGTTATATCCGGAAACTGCTCAAGGCAATGTTCCTCAGCAGCAACAAGTTGCCCAAGAGATGGAGCAACGTGCAGCCATCAATGGTTTGCAAACGCCCCAGCTAGTTTCCCCTGGTACACAGTTTCAGTTACCGGGTCTTGAGCAAACATTTTTACAAAACTTTACAAAACCCCAGGGGTACGTGGCTGAGATGATGCCTGAGTATCAAGCATATTTAGATGACTTGCGTTCTTACGGAAGGTTGAAATAAATCCCATGAATCTTTTTCAACAAATCAGGCAAATTCCACAAGACATTCAAGAAGGTTTTAGAACTGCTGATCGTGTTCAGCAGAAGATGATTAATGACGGTGTTGGATATGGTGAAAGCATCTTAGATCCACGCTTTAAGCAGAAAGTTGCAGAACAGGGAATTAGCGCCCGTGGCACCCCCGCCAAATTCTTAGGTGCTTATGTGTCTCGTATGTTGATTGATGCCGCAAACGACGGGACTCGTACGTACTGGTGGCGTTATAACCATCCGCTAGCCATTGCCCAACGTGGTTTGGAAGCAGGTGTTAATCGGTCCTGGCTTGAGTCGCCCACAGCACGTGCAGCAGTTGCCCTTGGGATTGCAGCACCAGCCGTTGCAGCCGCTGGGACATATGACATTACCAATCCGGAAGAACAGTTTCGTCCCAAGGGGTTTGCACAGTCTTATTCAGCTCCTGGTACGGATGATCGCAGAGCATCTGAACAACCTGTCCAAGAAATGTTTGAACGTTTTTTCTTGGGACGCACAGGAGATCCCCTTAAATATGAAACGGCTAAAAAAGAAATTCCTAGTTTAACGCCAGAGCGTTATGGCAATTATATGAATTACCTGTACAACGATAAAGGCTTGTTGGGTCTTGGTGTTATTAAAGGAACTACTGAAAATCTTCAAGGCACGCCAGAAGTGCGGTTGTTAGGTTTCCCAGCAAACATTCCAATGGCAGCAGGATTTGCTGCTGGTACAACCGGTGCCGTACTTGCGGGTAAAGGAAGCAAGCGTTTAGGTATTCCTGGAGGCAAGACACCAATGGCACGTGCGGCTCGTGGTTTGGCTGGTGGTTTACTTGGATCGTTATCGGGTGTTGCCGCAGGTAATGCAGTGAACGAACAAATTGCAGCTGGTAATCGTCCACAACTTCCAACAGTTAATGACTATCAAAATATAAGTGCTGATAGAATTTAACTAACAAGAACATATTCATAAGGATGGCTGACGTAACTGGAGGATATCCCGGTTCACCAGAAGATGAACGTTTTACACGCCGTGGTAGTGGAGCGGGTAAATTTCAACGTCCTGGTACCCCTAATCAAATTGCCCAAGCCCAGGGTATGGCTGGTGACTGGTTGTCCCAGATGATGGAATCTCTTGGTATGGGTGGTCAGATGCAACCCAAAGTTACTGGAGATATCGGTCCTTCGTCTGTTGAGCCCACCTATGGCGGTGGCGGACGTGGTTCAGGAGCAGGTGGTGGACGTGTTACGGTTGGCGCTACAGGTGGCGGTCCTGGTGGCCCTGGTGGTCCAGGCGGCCCTCGGGGCGGACTTTTACGTACAGCCACAGGAGAAATGAGACCTGGTTTTGGCCGCGCAGCATTTGTTGGTGGAATGGTTCCCGGTGTTCTGGCAGCTGGGTCTGAACTACAAGCCAATCGTCCCTTAGGAGCAGCAGCTGCTCTTGGTACAAGCGCACTTACGGCAGGCGTTGGAGCAACTCTTTTAAAAACTCGTAATCCATTAGCTATGGCTATTGGTGGTGGGTTAATGCTTGCGGGCGGACCTTTAGCAGGTATGGCGGCTGGTGGTGCGGAAGGTTTAAAGCAAAAGGTTACAAACGAACCAACAACAGGAAAAGAGAATGAGTTTGGTACTCAGATGGCAATAAACCGCCAACTTGCAGAACTTGGTACTACACAGTACCGTAATCAAATGGGTACTTACACAAGTGCAATTCGTGACTTGTCTAAGTATCAATCCGATCTTCAATACTATGATTTACAACGGAACATGCCCCTTGTGAATCAGATGAAGAATGCTGACTTGATTCGTCAGCAATCCATTATTGCAAGCCAGGGTCAACAGCTGTCCAACTTGAGTGTTCTTAATACGGCAGGTCAACTTGCTCTTGGTGGCCAAGCACAGACGGGTGAGACGGTACGTACTATGCTTACTGCTAATCCTTATGCCAATGCAGTATTGAGGTAATCATGGCGAACCAAGGATTTCAACTTGCTAATGTTTTCAACAACCAACCTCCAATCAATTGGAGGAACGCTCCCAATGTGTTTAAAGGGGAAGCTTTTCAATCATTGCTCAAACCAACCGCAGCAGCTGAAGATTGGCGTAGTAGTCCAGGAGGCTATTTAAAAGAGCTGAACAATTTGAAAAAACTATATCCCAACTTATCTCAAGAACAATATGATAAAGCACTGTCCATGATTCCTCCTAATAGTCGTTTAGAGGATTCGTTGGCAGCAATGGTTGAACAAAATGCATACAACCAAAGCCCACAAGGAATGGCGGATATGCTTAAAATGGGTAAAGAGTTAGCAAAAGAGCAAGCTAGCGAAACTTTAAAGTATCAAACACTGGCTAATATCCCTGGTCAAATTGAACGTGCTTTTGCCGCTGATAAGTATTACGAAGGAATGAGCCGGATCCCTGAAATTTATCGTTCAACATTTGCAAGTGTTCCCAGCATGAACATTCAAGCTCCTGGGTATAGCGCACCACAAGTACGTTATTTTAGCTAGCTGACTTATAATAATGACATCTAGTACTGGATATAGCTACCCTTCTTGGGCATCAGCCTTTGATTACAAGCCTTCCATACCGTATGATTTCTCTCAAAAACTAGATTTTAATTTTGGAAGTAATACAAAAACATCAGGAGGAAACATGTTTGATCCAGCCTCACTAGCAATAGCAGGTCTTGGTGCAGGCATTGGAGCGCTTAGTGGCTTTGGTCAACAACAGGCTGCTAATAAGGCTATTGAGAGACAACTGCAATACCAGGGCGATGCGTTAAAGGAAGGTATCCTTTTCCAACGTGATTCAGCTAAGGCTAATATCGGTCTTGGGATGTTTGGTCAGATATGGGGCTCTACTACTGGTGCAGACCTTGATTTTGGTCGGCAGGTTCTAGCTAAACGTAGGGAATTTGCTGAGTTTATGCCTAAAGAAAGTGGCTTAGCGCGAGAGGGGGCAAGATGGGACTTAGATTTTAGAAGTGGACCTGCATTTAAAAACTATACCAGGCAGGAAAATCTTTTAAATTTACAATCAAATCCAACTTTAATTGCAGACAGAGCAGCTAAAACAGGTATGTTTGGTAGAATTGCACAAGCTCCTATTGAGTCATTGATGGTGTAGTTATGGGCGGCACAAAAGTTAATTACACACCACCAGTAATTCCAAAGGATGATACCTTTGAAAAATACTTAGCGTATCAACAAAAAAAAGAAGAGTCAGCTGCCGCTCAAGTTGCTGCTGAGAAAGCTGAACAAAAAGCAGCAGACGAAGCACGTAAATTAGCAGGTGCTACAGGATACGCTGGTTTACGTAAAGGAATTGAAGGACAGCTTCGTCAAGGTTTAATTGATTACGGAGAGGCGACTCAGCAACTACGTGATTATTCCACAAAGTATGACATGACACCTCCGGAAACGGACGTTAGTCAGCTTACAGACATCTATACAAAAGAACTTCTCCCTGGCCGCCGTGCAACCGGTATTGGCGCAGCGTATGAAGAGATTCTTGGCCGTCAAGCAACGGCTGAGGAACAATCAAAAGCAATGGAGCGTTTTAACCAAGGTTATTACACTTCTAATGAAGACTTGCGTAACTCGCTTTACAAAGGCCAAGAGTATAACGACAAGTTTAATAGCAGCTACCTGGATAATTACTACGACACGATGTTCGGTAAACAAACTACCGACGCCGCTGGTAAGAAAACTGGTCAACGCACCTTTAAATTCTCTTCTAATCTTCTTCCGCAAATGGCAGAAGGCACTGAAAAACGTACCGGAGTTGTCACGCCGCAATTTAGTGACTTTACCGGAACTCCTTCTGAAATTGAAGAACAACAACAGAATGTTCGTGACAGTCGCCAGTTCTTGTACAGCGCAGGCTTGACCAATCTTCAGGGTGAAATTGACAAAGAAACTCAGAAATTAAAAAATGAAGGGTCCAAGGAACTTGCAAAGGTTCAATCGCAAGGTTCGATATATAATAGTTTGGTTGGCAGTTTTAATTTTTAAAAACTAAGATTGCTATAATTACTTTAGTTAACCCTTTTAATCATGACTGGAACCGGCATCGCTCCTAATGATGACTATTTTGACATCACTAAGTTTGAAGAACTGCTTAATCGTCTCGAGGGCTCCAAAGGTCGTCAACAACGTCAAAAATCCCTGGAAAGCCGTCGCGACATCTATGCGCAAGGTCTTGCCAGCATGATGAGCAACTTCTGATAAGTTTTTTTTCACACTGCTAAATAATCATGACAGGAACTGGTATCGCTCCTACTGATGACTATTTTGACATCAACAAGTTTGAGCAATTGCTCCAACGTCTTGAAGGTTCTAAAGGTCGTCAACAACGTCAAAAATCTCTGGAAAGCCGTCGCGATATTTACGCGCAAGGCCTTGCCGGTATGATGGGCAACTTCTAATTTTTTCTTGTAGAGTTTGTAAGACATGGCCAGCAGTTTTGCCGATCCATCAGTACCCACCGGTCAATCCGGTGAAGATGATTGGTTTGATTTAGACAAGTATCGTCAAGCTGCTGGCGTTGCTTACGAATTTTCTAAGAAAAAAATGGAGGAAGCTGGTGCACAAGAACGTGAAACCATCGGTAAGGGAGCAACAGAGTCCCGAACTTCTGCTGGACAACAGCAAGAGTTTAAACAAAAAGACGAGGAGCGTGACTACGGTCAGGCCCAACGAGCTTATCGATATTGAGGTATTTGATACTTGGGTTGATAATCTTGATGCTTCAACCCAAGAATCATTCTGTTCTTTCTCCTCAGAAAACTACTCTGTAATTGAAATTTTTCTATACGCCAGATTCCTTGGCTATAGAGGTAGTATCACTGCGTGTGACCTTTGGGTCAAAGATAATTACAAAAAGCCTGATCATCGAAAAACTCTCTTGTATGAGATCGATGAAATGCAGGAAGACATTAGAAAATTAAGAGAAGATGTAGAAGTTGGAACTGTTAAACGTGATGCGGGTGTTGCACGTATTGCTTCTATGCAAAAAGAATTACGTGGGACAATTGCACAGATTGAACAGTTTACTTCTACCAAAGACCGCAAAGGTTTATTAATGGCTGGTGCGGATAGAGCCATACGTGAGTTGTTGTTTATTTTCAAAGATGATCCTATTGAAGGACCACTGGAAGAAGCATCAATGAGTGTATGGGCACGCATGCAACTTGAGGAGTAATTGGTTTAAAATATTAATTAAAGCAATTAGTAGTTACAGATGGGCGCTACAGCAGGAACAAAAACACCGTTAGCCGGTCAAGCAAAAAGTAGTCAGTTTTTAGCGGGAAAATCCAATAAACAAATAAAAGCTGAAAAAGAAATGCAACGTCAGGAAGACTTGAGAGAAATGCAACGTCAGCAAGCACTGCAGGAAAGAATGCGTAATTTTTAAATTGTTTTCTTAAAGCGTAATTGCTTTAAAATATTTAATAAAGCGGATAGTAGTTGTAAATGGGCGCTAACTTAGGCAATACACGTTTAGCTGGTGAAGCAGCAGCCCGTCAACGAGCAGCTGCAGCTGAAGGTATTCGTATGCGTCGTGCAGCTATTCAAAACGCAGGGCAAAGCGGCGGTGGCAACCCTGGAGTAATAGGCGAAACCACGGCTATTTCACCTACTACTGCAGCACGGCAAGAAATGTTTGCTGCGCGTCCAGGGCAAGTAACACCTTTTGAAGGCAGCAATCCTAGGTTCGCTCCAGGTTTGGAAGCCAATCCTCCCCGTGGTGTTTTTGGCGGACGTCTCGGACGCGTAGAACAAGAGCTAGCCGAAAAAGGTTCACCTGCTTATGAGCAGATGATGCAACGTATTCGTGGTATGAATGCATTACAAAATACCGGGTCTAACTTCTAATGGCAAAAGGTAAAATGCCTCCTCAATTTCTTGAGTACCTCAAGAAAAAAGAAGCCAAGAATGAAGATGGCTCTGAGATGAGTGACAAGGAAAAGCGTAAAGCAGCCCTAGATAAAGCGCGTAAATATCAAGATCAGAAGCGTAAAGGCAAGGAAAAGAAGTAGGATACTATTCAGTAGTAATTTGAATAGTCCCCGTGCCTTCTTATCAGCACCTTGCTTATCGTCGCAATGCGCGTGCGGCGTCTAAGAATTTCAAGGTCAAGGCACCAACCAATCTCCATCTTTTAGAAAAAGCAAGGGATGATTTTGGGTATTTTTGTGAGTATGTAGCAGATAAACCGCCTGCTCAACACCATCAAAATTGGCATAGGCACTTTGTTACTAATCAAGACAGTAACTGTTTAATTAAAATTGCTGGCCCCAACGTTGATTTGTTGGCACCACGGGGTTCTGCTAAAAGTACGGTTCTTGGTTTATTAACTGCTTGGGCCATTGGCATTCACACAGAAGCCAAACTTCCGCTTCAAGTTCTTTACTTGTCATATACAGTTGATATTGCACGTTCCAAGTCAGCAACCATCAAACGCATCATTGAAAGCAAACGATATCAAGAAGTTTTTCCAACAGTACGTCTTCTTAAAAACGTCACCAGTAATGAGTACTGGTCTATTGACCATAAATTTGCTGGTATTGACGTAACCGGTGATGAACAATTTACACTTTGCGCTGCGGGCCTTAAAGGTTCAGTGACCTCTAAGCGCTCTCACCTGGTAATGATTGATGACGCTATTAAATCAGCAGCTGATATTGCAAACCCTGACATCAGAAAAATGATGCAGGACAACTGGAACGCAGTTATTGCACCAACGATGTTTGAGGGTGCACGAGCAATCTGCCTTGGTACTCGCTTTAGACATGATGACATTCATGCAACAACTTTCAACGAACAGAATAATTGGACCCAGATTGTACTTTCGGCAATTTTAAACAATCCAAAAACAGGAGAAGAAGAATCTTATTGGCCTGACATGTGGTCACTGGATTATCTAAAAGAAAAGAAACGGCAAGCACCTATTGCTTTTTCGTTTCAGTACATGAATCAAATTGTCAGACAAAATGAACTTTCATTGGCCCCAGAACTTATTGTTAAGGCAGAAATTTCAACAGAGTTTGATGCCTTGGGAATTGGTGTTGACTTGTCGGCAGGCGTTAAAGAAAAGAATGACTACACGGTAATGATCCTTGGCGGTCGCATTGGTGATCGTATTCACATTATTGATTACAGGCGTATCAGGGTTATGGGTAACCTTGAAAAACTTGACGCCATGAAAGAACTTCTTAATGATTGGTCAATTCTTGGCTGTGATGAAGGCGGTAATTATTTCCCCACTTATTCCACGTGTGATATTTGGTCAGAAGCTGTGCAGTACCAAGCATCTTTAGAAGCAGACTTCAAGCGTGTTTGCCTTAATAACGAAGGTCTCTACAACTTGATTTGGCACCCCGTCAAAGGGTTCCGTGCAGACAAGCTGGCACGGTTCCGGGGAATTATGGGTATGTTTGAAGATCGAAAAATTATCTTTAACCGTTTCAGGAACTTCACAAATCTCTTCGAGGAACTCACAAATTTCGGCGTAAGTGGTCATGATGACTGTGTGGATGCGTTGGTTTGGTTAGTTACCGGATTAGCCAGAAAAGGAAATCTACATCTTGATTACTAAGCTTAAAATAAGAAGAAAGCTTTCGTATCCGTGGGACCAGAATACCTAACAATTGCAATTACAGCAGTTGTATCTGCCGCCACAGGGGGATCCTGGGCGGCAAACAAAATCCTAAGCCGAACGCACGAACGGCTACAAACTCTTAACGCCTCGTTACGTGCGCAAGAAAATCGCGTGGACTCCTTGGAACAACAAATCAATCGGATGCCACTTGAATACGTTTTAAAAGTTGATTTCCTTAGAGAAATTCAAAACATGCACGATAATTTTCAGCAGATTAACAATAAGCTTGATAAGCTTATGGAAAAGCTTTTGGCCAAATGAGTAGCTACATTTTAGAAGTTCAAGAAGATAACAACGGAGATCAATTTATAGTTCTCCCAGATGAAGTAATTGAAGACCTTGGTTGGCAAGAAGGAGACGTATTGAATTGGGATGTGAAAGGAGAAGGTATTATTTTGACTAAAGTAAACGAGCCTACCGGGTACGTGGTATTAGAGGAGTAAAATAAATACATAAGGAACAAGTTAAAAATGGTTGGTTTTTACGGTGGTTATATGGGGAACGCAGGGGCAATTGCAAATGCCAATCCTCTTTTGGATCCACGTTTCAAAATACAAGGTGGAGAGCCTTGGAACAGGAGTCCTTTGCTTCCCAATGAAAAAGATCCGAATGAAAATACACCTTTTCAATTTTTACCTCCTAGCCCAGGGCAAGCTGCTCGTTTAGCACAAGCATTACCAGGGGCAGCTGGGAATATGGCAGGAATGGCAGCTGCATCAGACGCACCGCAAGGATATTTCCCGGGACCTATGGAATCACAAGGTCCGATGATGCCAATGGGGCCTAATGAAGAACAAATGAGACAACAAGAAATTTTGGCAAAACGTAATGCGGAAAGATCTGCAGTTCTTGAGGCTCCCGTCAATTACAAAAAACCACTTAATTTAGATATCAACGCAACTCCACAAGGTTTGGAATCTATTGGGGCGGGTGGAACAATTGTGCTTGATCCTAATCAACGTTTAAGAATGGGTGGAACTTACACTCCAGGATATACCGAACAAGGTGTTCCAATTTCTCAAGGATATAAAATTGAAGCTGGGTATGAAACCCCTGGGTTTGGTTTGAATTTAAATTACAGAGATTCCCGTGGTCGCATGGGCGGTGGCTTTGGTGGAGAAATGAATCTAAGAGGTACTTGGTAATATGAATAACTTAAGTGGATATAACAACATTCCTGGAGCACCAGGCAATTTGCTTTCTCAACGTATCTACGGACCCATTGAACGTGGTTTATATAATCGCCCCATGGGAGAAGGCATTGTTCAACCTGAAGTTTTTATGGCCCCTTACCCGGGCCGTAAGCCAGGGCAACCGGCTGAGTATTTTCCGTTAGGGAATCCAGCCGCAGGTTATCGTTTCCAAGGATCTCTCCCTGGTGCACCTGGTAATGCAGCAGGAATTGCTAATGCACAGTTTTATAACGGACCTCAGTACGGTCAAACTCAAATGCCAGTCGGTTTTGCAGGTAAAATTATTTCCTAATGGAAATAAAAAATCTGCTAAGATCAGTAAAAGTAAAGGGAAAATAGTTAATGTCTGTCGATGCCAAGTCTCGTCTAAAAGACATTGTTGATTCCTATCTTGAAAAAGATGGTGGAGCAGCAATTGATACTGGGATTGTGGCATCCCACTTGGCGCAGATGCGTTTATTTGGTATTCGTCAAGGTGTTGAGTTTTTTCCAAGCCAAGATAATTTTGGAAATCAACGCAAAGACTTTATTGATCGCGTAGTCAAATACAACCAACTTGATACACGCCTTGATTCAATCTGGGACTACTTCCTTGCTGACGGCCAAGGGTTGTTTTATATTCGTCCCACTCAAAACAATTATCGTCTTTATTATTTCCGTAAACACGAGTATCGAACTTTTTACAATATTGACGGTGAACTAGACGAAGTTGTAATCATCTATAGCTATAAGGTCCGTCAAGGCATGGGCTTTCAGCAAGACATTGGCACCAGTGGTTTGTCCGGTCCCGCCACAATGGGTGGGCAGGGTGCCAAGCGTTATATCAGACTTTCTATCAAACGTAAAACAATTGAGGAAACTCACTCTGAAGGTGAGATTTCATTTGATACCAACTACCAAGTAATACCTGGTAAAACTAAAACGTTTAAAAACACGTTAGGTTTTATTCCTTGTGTTGAGATTTTTAATAACCCCAAAGGATTTTCAACCGAAGGCGTTGGTGAGTTTGAGGCATTAGCCAATCATATCTGCACGCATGATGAAATGGTTCGCACCATGCGGAAGAACGTTCAATTCTTTGGTAACCCAACATTACTTTCGTCACGCCCCAAGACTGACCTTATGGAGTCAGGCGGCGATTCTGTTGTGCAACGTCCGTCTATTGCAGCCAACTCTGGGTTTGGCAGTATAGGTTCGTTGAGTCGTTCAACGTTTAAACAGGATCCCCTCAGTCGTGGAATGGATGGACAGATCCGTGTGCCACGCGTGATTGCAAACCTGGAACCAAACGACCGAGTTGGTTACATTGTTCCAGATGCAATTACTGGAGATCAAAACAGTTTTGCTCGCCAATACAGGGAAGAAATCAGAACAGCACTTGGTGGTGTTGATGAGCTTTCAATTTCTGCAGGCGTCACTGCAACTGAGTACAAGTCTTTGTTTGGACGTGTATCAGCAACGTCTAAAAAGAAAGCAACTGCAATTTATACCTACGGTATTTGCCGTTGCTTAGAACTAATTATTTACCAGGAAGAACGCTTATTCCGTGAAACGTTAGCTGCAGCAGCAGGACTTGAAAAACCCCTGGAACTACCTGAAACAGCAAGTGCACAAGACATTGCAATGTACGAAGATGCAATGACAGGTTTTGAAGATCGGGTCAAACAATTAATGATGGCTTGTCTTAAAACCCAACAAATCCCCCCTGGTGTTTTAGGCCTTATTCCCGACGGAGACGTTACGATGTTGTGGCGTTGGTTAGGTCCTGTTTATGAGGACTCAACCCAAGATGTACTCAACAACTCAATTGTTGTAAGAAACTTACAAGAATTAGGTGTTGATAGCATTGAAGCACTGAAATACCTCTTCCCGTCTAAGACGGATGAAGAAAGGGCAGGGATGCTATCAGGCTTCCCATTCAGGATGGTGGGTGAATTACAGAATGCATATTCTCAATTCTCTCGCCTTGTGGGGGGCATGATGCAGACCCCTCACCCGCAATCACCGGATTTACCGATGGCTGCGGATCCGAGATTGGATTTAACTCCATATCTGTATCGTACTTTAGAAGCTCTACAAAAGGAGATGAGTTATGCAGGACGCTACCGTCCAATCGATCCCACAGACGAGCCAAGCACCAGTGGGAGTGGCGCCGAGCAGCTACGTGGTGGCAGCACCACAGGCAGCACCGGCAAGCTACCAGTCGGCGCCACAGGCTTATCAAGTGGGTACGAGTTACCCCCAAGCGGTACCTCAGGCAGCCCCCAGCTACCAATCAGCCCCTACTCAGTACGCCCCCCAATACCAACAGGCGGCGGACTCGGCGGGGAATCCCTGGGAATCGGCGTTCAACAAGGTGGTGAACCTACTGAGCGCTCCAGTCCAATCCCCGTTCCAGGGTCAACAGTCAGCACCGACGACAGCGTATACCCCGGCCAACTACGGGTACAGCAGCCCAGCTACGCAACAATCGGCTCAGCAGACCTCGTATCTCAACCAGGGATACTCGCCCAACTCTTCCCCAACCTACTTAACGGGCTCCTTGGCGGCGGAAGCGCACCAGGAAGTCAACCAGGCGGTGGCGGATTACTACAATCTGAGCAACGAAAGCCGTCAGGTAATCGAAGCGTTCGGGATGGAAGCTCCGGCAATTCTGAATCAGTACGCCCTAAATCTGGAGGGAATGCTGGACAGCGCAGTCGAGTGGGGAAACCGCGCCTCAAGTAACATCGTTGGTTATGCCAACTTTGCCGTTAATGAGCACCAGGAGAACCTGGCCTATAACGAAATTCTCACCAACCCCGATGTTCTTAGCGATTACACGCTGAAGTTCTTCGGTCCCGAAGGTCCGTACCCCGTGTACGAGAACGAAGCTCAGCTTGAAACTCGTGGTTATCCCACCGAGCAAATGCAAGCACCTTCCATGGGTCACTTCCCTGCACCTCCTGCAGCTGCTGCTCCACAGATGCCCGAAAACTTCTGGGGTGGTTTCAACGAAACAATGGCACGTGATCCCCAGAATGCCTGGCGCATGCTGAACCATGCTCAGCCTGGAACCGTTGCAAACAAACTGTTTGTGATGGAGTAAGGATATGGCACGTGTAACAGGTGGCATGAAGGCAGCTGCAAAGACAGCTCCCGTTAAAATTGCCGGTCTTGGTCAAGCACGTCCCTTACTTGCGTATGGAGTCCCCGCCGTTGCCGGTTTGGCAGTTGGTGGGGCTCTTGCCGCACAAGGTGAAGATCCCGGTTCTGCCGCATTAGGCGGTATTGCTGGTGCTCTTGGTGCCCGCGGTGCATTAGGCGCCTCTCGTATGGCTGGTAAATATGCACCTCAAATTGCACAAGCAATTCAAGAGCGTGCAATTGCACCAGCTGCTTTAGGCATGTCAAGCGTTTGGGAAACAGCACGCCCCGGCGGCCTTCAACAAAAAGTCAGTGCTCAAGTAGTTGACAAACTCTTGGAAGCTGGTCAGGCTCTGGGCAAACCTAATTATGGTTTGAAAACTGCCGCCGCTGCCGCTGGTGTTCCAACGGCTACTGCTCTTGCTGGTTTAGGTGGTGTTGCCGCAGGTGCTATTCCTGGTGCTTTTGGTATGCCTGGTTTTACACAACAACAAGCCATGCAAATGCAACAGGATGTTGTTGATCCAGAAGAATACGGCTCCAGCAATTCTGCTGGTGCTCGTTATAAAGCACCGACCTTGCAGTACGTATAAACAAAAATTACGAACTGCTAAAATTTGTAGTAGATAAGACATGTTAATGTCTGCATCTTTCACCCGATAAAACTTCCTGAGACTC